CATAAGGTTTGGAACTGGGACGGCGACGCGCTAAGGGTGGAAAAACCCGGCCTCTTTGGGTTTCCGAAGAAGCTGGCCACCTATGCCATTGAACGTAGACGCATGGACGATGACCACCAAGTCATCTTGTTAGCTCCCTTGAGGAGCTACAAGGGGTATTTTATGTGCCACGTGGCACGTAAGTTCGCCAAAGCCAAACGGCTCGAACGCCTAAACATCATTGATGACGATTTTCTTCGGATGACCGTAAATTCTGATGCTGGGCTTCGGGTCGTGACTGGCAAGGTTGGCGGCTATACCCAGGCTAGTGTACCAGCGCGCGTGGATGACGCTATTGCGTCAACTGCACGCACGTTGACCAGCGGATTGACCGTCGCGACTGTGAAGTCGAAGATGGAAGACAACAATCCCAGCTCTAATACTGTTCATGTTGGAGCTGAAGTACTTTTGGAGTACCACAAGCGTAAGACGCCTGTCCGTGGACCTACTGTTAGTGTTCTCACGGATGCGGTACGTCGATACCAGTGGGTTCCTCCAGGGAAACAGATGGATGACGAAGCTAAACCGAGCATGCACTCCTTCATGGATCCAATCCTTGACGGGGGGTTCGCGCCCGACAAATGTGTGGGCAATGATGAACGCGCCGTGAGACGTAGAGTGACTGAGCTGAAAACTGAAGAGAAGCCCATGTCAAACTTTCTGCTCACGGCGATGGATGAATTCATTGACCTGTTGTTTGACGGCCGTTCGAACTTCCTTGATCCGGTGGAAAATGAGGAGGTGTATGCTCGGCAGAACAGACCTGCTCAACGCCGCATTCTCGATAATGCTCAACACGAATCCGCCACGAACGTTGCAAAGAATTTCTGCAAGAACGAGGCATATGGAAACGTGAGCAGCCCACGTGTCATTTCCACAATCAATGGGAAAGACAAGATGGAGTATTCGTCCTTTATCTATGCATTGGTCGCTATCATCAAAGTAGCCCCTTGGTACGCTTTTAGCAAGACCCCGAAAGAGGTCGCGGAGCGCGTCGCAGAAATCTGCGGTGATTCCGAGTGGGTTGATGAGACCGACTTTTCACGCATGGATGGACGTCTAGGGAATGTTCCGCGCGAACTCGAACGTCGGATGATGAAACGGGGTTTTAAAACCCAGTGGCATGGTGCTATCGACCGCCTAATGAAGAAACAGTACGCTTTGCGTGGTGTGACGACACATGGCATTAGATATAACACCGGTCTGGCGCGGTGTTCCGGCTCTGCCGAGACATCTGCATTCAATACGGTGTTGAATGCGTTCGTGTGTTACCTTGCGTACCGTGGTACGAAGAGTGCAGGGATGTTTATCCCTCCCAAGGTGGCGTATTCCTTGCTTGGACTGTATGGTGGTGATGACGGTCTAAGTGGAGGTATGAGTATGAGAGCAGCTGAGAAAGCGGCGCAGTCGGTGGGACAGAAGTTGGAGCTCGTTAGACGCAGGAGAGGTGACCCTGGCGTGAGCTTCTTAGCCAGGCGTTATGGGCCCGACGTTTGGTTTGGAGATACGAATAGTTGTTGTGATATTAAGCGACAACTGTCGAAATTCCATTTGACTTCCCCCCTCCCCAGCAACGTTACGCCCGTAAACAAGTTGCAGGAGAAAAGCTTTGCTTTTAGCTTGACTGACGCAAACACCCCCATCATTGGCGGCTTAGTACGGAAAGTACTGGCTCTGCACCCATACGGTAGATCTGATTTCAGAAATATCTTGGGCGTGTGGAATTTTGAGAAGGATTCGGATAAGCAATACCCGAATAAGAAAGCGGATTGGATGAATGATATTGTCGCTAACGAGATCCCTGAGTTCAGTTTTGAACTCTTTGAGGACTGGTTGGCTAGAGCCGATGGCCAGACGATTCTGCATCCTCCTTCCTTCTGTCCACGCATTGAACCAGCTCATAAACCTGGCAAAGTCGTCGTTGATGGAGACTTGATTGGCTCCGAACCAGTCAAGCCTCCGCAGCCTGCCCATCGCGTGAAATCCACCGAACCTAAGAAGAAGTTTCGGGCGCGCAAATCCAAGGCCAACCGATCGACTCGCAATGATCATCCCACCCCACGCAAGTAGCTAGCTGCAAGCTACCGCGTAAGTCCCGTGTGTTAAACGGGCAAGCCACACGAAGTTCCTGTG